GATGTATCAGCGTGGGCACTGCAAATAGCTGCAGAACAATTAGGATATGAAGACTTTAGTGAAGTCCCACCCCAAAGTATGGGAGAAGTTTATGAAATTGCTGAGGAAATAGATTACTAGAGTTTCGAAGATTAATGTAAAGGGGTTAAATAATGGGAGCAATCGAATTAAGCGATGAGACGATTGAAAAACTTGCCGATAAGCTGGTAAAAAAATCCGACTCATTTCAAAAACTTGAGTCGGAGAAGAAATTGCGCAATGTAAAAATATTATTGGTTAATTACAAATATTTAGAGAGTCACTTGAATGTTGAGCTTCCTAAGTTAGAAGATGATGTAAAACTTTCCAAATATGAATTGAGTCTGTATTCGTTAATTGGTTATAGAGTACGATCTAAAGAACTTATGAAATTTGTAAATGCCAGTCTTAGCAAATACAAACATATTTGTGAAGATAGTGTTGACGAAGGATATCGTAGGTATGATGTTATCTATAATCTTTACATTGCCGAGCATAAAATGACTTATCGAGCTTTATCAGAAAAATATTCTGTTGATGAGAACACAATTCGGAGGGATGAGAGAAGAGCACGTGAAGAGTTGTCAGTATTGATGTTTGGTGCTGATAGCATAAATGACATGTCAAAATGATGTCAAAAATCTGTCAATCGATGCATGTTTTAAAGATATATAATGATATCGTGGAATTAGTGAGATAGTTCTATGTTTAGCCTCGCTATGATTTTTGGAGTGACCTGTGGAAAGGGTCACTTTTTTTGTGGATTGAGATAGGCTCAATGATTGCTAATTACTTAGTAAGTTAATACCAATAATAGAGAATCCCTCCCCCTATAATAAATTCCGGTAGTAATCATCTAGGTTCGAATCCTAGAATCCACATTGTTCTTCAGCATAAAATTAATGGATTAAATAATACCGTTGCACAAGATTGTTAAAATGATTATTACAGTACAGAAGTACATTAGTCTATGCTTAGTTTAGGCTTTAGCTATTGTTAATTTTGGAGATTATATTCTCAAAAGGTTGGAATGTCTGTATTATAGTTTGCAGAGGTTAGCTATGATGAAGAAGTTGAAAATTAAAAAATGTGTAAATTCCTGTATAAGTAGATTGAAAAAAAAGTATCCATTATTTCTAATAATTGTCATTTCATTAGTTATGTGGTGGATAGGATGGATATCAAGAGGTTTTAAGTTTATAAGATGGGACACAGTAAACTATGGTAGTGTCGCAGAATGGTTTTCGGGAATAGGAACTATCATTGCAATATTTAGTTCATTTTATTTTTTCAAGGAAGAGAATGAACCAAGAATAAGTATTGTTAATGCCTATCTTGGAGGTAATAAGATATTCATAACTGCTATCAATAGCGGAAGAGCTCCAATATATATAAAGTTTGGGGGATTTCAATTTCCTGGTAGTAAAGAGATACATTCAAGTGAAAAAATTATGAAAGACCCTTTTGTAAAGTTAAATCCAGGTGAAAACTATGAAGTATTGTCATATACGGCCGATGAAATATTAAGCCTACTTGATGATACTTTAAAAGTGAAGACCACTTATTTTAAGGCTGTTTATTCCGCAAATAATTACAAGTTGTTCTCCAAGGAATTCACCATAACCAATGGTAGATTTGGTGGACACATAAATAAAAAAGCGAAATGGGGTTAGGTGATATGTAATGATTAAATGGAAAGAGGCAGAGAAAGATTACTTACTTGGAATGAAGTACAAAGACATTGCCAGTAAGTACGATGTTTCAATCAATACAGTCAAATCGTGGAAGAGTAGACATGGTTGGCAAAGGGGTGCACCCGCTAAAAAGAGTGTGCATACAAAGCCTAAAAAAGTTGCACCCAAAATAATAGATGAATTAGAGGCAAACGATAAGCTAACAGAAAAGCAAAAATCGTTTTGCCTTTTTTATTTGCAACAATTTAATGCAACCCAGGCTTATCAAAAGGCTTATGGTGCTACTTATGAAACTTCAAGAGTTGAAGGCAGTAGAAACCTTGCAAAACCTAATGTAAAACAACAAATAGCAAAACTAAAGAAGCAACTACATTCAGATATTTATATTAGTATCGATGACATTGTTAAGGAATATGCCAAGCAAGCCTTTGCCAGTTTGGGAGATGTATTAGACTACAAGGTCCATAAAGAAATAGTCATGGATAATGATGGCAATGTTTTTCTTGATACAGAAGATAATCCAGTTGAGAAGCATGTTGCTGATATTTATTTGAAACCGAGTGAGGAAATAGATTGGTCGCTGATCCAAGAGATGCATCGGGGAAAAGACGGATTAGTGGTCAAACTTTATGATAAGCAGAAAGCGTTGGATAGTTTAACCAAATTGGCTGATACATTTAAAGACAAGGATGACAATAATATGATTCAGATCATAGATGATATTGAAGGAGATGATGAAGATGGTTCAAAAGGTAAGACTCAAAAGTAAAATTGCACCATCGTTCAGACAACTTCATGTAGATATCAAGAATCGTAGACATTCAAATTATTGGCTTAAAGGTGGACGTGGTTCAACCAAGTCGAGTTTTATATCAATTGAAGTAGTGCTTGGAATCATGCGGGATTCAGAAGCTAATGCAGTCGTATTAAGAAAAGTCGCAGCTACATTACGAGATTCAGTTTATGATCAGTATCTTTGGGCAATAGATGTATTAGGTGTTCAAGATTTTTGGAAAGAATCAGTGAGTCCCATGACATTGACTTATAAACCAACTGGGCAACAGATTAGATTTAAAGGTGCAGATAAGCCACGAAAAATTAAGTCACAGAAATTTAGACATGGTTACATTAAGTTCAAACATTATGAAGAAACCGATGAATTTAATAATTGGGCTGAAATACGTTCAATAAACCAATCATTAAATCGTGGTGGTAGCAATATAATTACCTTTTATTCTTACAATCCACCCGCAAGCATTAATAGTTGGGTCAATCAAACAACAGCATCAGAAGGTTTGAGAGATGATACCTTAGTTCATTCATCAGATTACTTGTCAGTTCCTATAGAATGGCTCGGTAAGGAATTCTTGGCAGATGCTGAACAATTGAAAAAGGATAATCCCAAAGCCTTCAAACACGAATATATGGGTGAAATAACCGGTACTGGTGCTGAAGTATTTAATAACATTACTTTACGTGAAATCACTGATGAAGAAATTAGCCATTTTGACAAGATTTATCACGGATTAGATTTTGGATTTGCTCATGATCCATTGGCATATGGCGATGTTTATCTGGATTCGGCACGAAGAAGAATATTTATGTTTAATGAAATTTATCAGGTAGGGATGACTAATCGTGAAGCAGTTGCTGCAATTAAGAAGCTTAATCCAATGAACGAACCTATTATTGCCGATTCTGCTGAACCAAGAACTATTGCTGAATTTAGAGATTATGGATTGAATATCAAAGGAGCTATTAAAGGCCCTGGTAGTCGTGAGCATGGGTTTAAATGGCTTGAAGATTTACGAGAAATCGTTATTGATCCATCACGTTGTCCTAATACGGCTAGAGAATTTTCTAGTTATGAATTGGAACGGGATAGCAATGGTAATTTCAAATCAGGATATCCTGACGCCAATGACCATACTATCAATAAAACTAGATACGAACTAGAACCAATTATGAAGAAGGGAGGATTCAAACCTTGGAAAAAGAAGCAATGAGTGCGCTATTAAAACGAACTGATCCAAGACGAATCAAGTTTATTAATAGATATCAAAAATCTTTGAATTATTATTTTAATAAAAATGACATTACTAATCGCAATAATGGTGAATCAAAAACTAATTCTGAAGGTAAAGACGATATACTTCGAAGAGCTGACAATCGTGTAAGTTCTAATTTTCATCAATTGTTAGTTGATCAAGAGGTTGGATATGTTGCTACGATTCCTCCTGCTATTGATGTTGAAGATGATAATCTTAATACTGAAATCAAGAAAACATTGGGCGATAATTTCAATCTCCGTATTAATCAATTAGTTGTTGATGCGGCTAATGCTGGAATGGCATGGGTGCATTATTGGCTTGATGAACATGACCAATTTAGATATGGAATTGTTCCACCAGGACAAGTAACGCCGATTTATTCGAATGACCTAGATAATAAATTGTTGGCAGTTAGACGAACTTACCAAGAATTAAATCCAGATAATGGAAAATATTATAAAGTGCATGAGTATTGAACTGATAAAGATGTAACAG